CGGCTGGCCGCCGCCGGAGTTCAGCAGCGACCACGAGTAGGTGTACGGGCCGGCAGAGACGACCGGTACGACCGCCTCCGAGGACGCGTGCGTGTACTTCAGGCCGCCCGTCGGGGTGGACAGCGGGATGGTGTATGGGCCCGAGCCGGTCGGGGTGCCCGTCGTGAACACCTCCGCGGTCGCACCTGTACCGATCTGCACGACGGTCGCCGCGGGGATCGTCGCGGTCGCGGAGATGCTTGTCGCACCCGCCGCGGCCTGCGCCGACAGCGTGGTCGACCCTGACCCGGTCGGGGTACCGGTCACGGCCACGTCGCCGAGGATGTTCTTCAGCCAGAACCCGAGGGTGTCCCCGTAGACAGGCCCGCCGAGGCTGAGGTCCGCGGTGGCCACACCCTGGATCTGCGCGAAGCTGTCGGTACCCATCGACCCGCGCCACGACTGGTCCTTGAGGAACGTCGGCTTGTCGGTGGGCTGGAAGGACGTGAGGAGCTGCGTGGCGGTCATCGCCACCGCGGTCCCCTGCGTGGTCTCGGGTGCGATGCCGATGAACTGCTTGGTGGATGCGTAGGTAGCGGGAGTCGGCACCGGTCACTCCTCCGGGTCGGCGCCGGCGTTGTCCGGCTTCTGGTTGGGCTTCTTCTTGCTGGGCTGCCAGCGGCCGTCGTGCGGGGCGGAGAATGCCCAGTCGAACACCGTCGCCGGAACAGCCGGGGTGCCCGGGTCGTCGCCCTCTGCGGGCTGGCCGGGGTCGGCGGGGCGGGCGGTCAGCGGCACGTCGAGGTAGTGCGTCGGGATCGTCCCGGTGAACTCGTACACTCCCGCAGGAAGGCGCCCCTCGGGCACCTCGGGGGCGTTTGTCTGCTTCGGCTCGGCGGCCGGCGTGGTGGTTTTCTTCGGGGTGTCGTCCGCGGCCGGGGCGCTGTCCGGCTCGGGCTTCGTGGGCATGGCGAATCTCCAGTCCGGGTCAGGACAGCAGGAAGAGGGGCGGGGGCGAGCCGCGGTCAGGCTTGGACGATCTCCAGGGCCGTGTAGCTCATGAGCAGGAAGCTTTTGGTCAGCCCGGCTTTCGTCTCGGGCTGCCCGTACTCACAGTCGATGGACCCCTGGCCGCCGTCGACCGCCTCGCCCGCTTCGAAGCAGGCTCCGCCGAGTGTCCGGTCGGCGCGCATCCACGCTTTGAGGGCGTCACGCAGGGCATACACGTCGTCCTGCGCATCCTCCGCATGTGGGGTGCGGGAGCGGATGTACACCGCCATCTCGACGGTGTACCGCACGTTCTTCATCCCGCCGTGCTCGCCCCCCAGGGCGAAGCGCTGCTCGGAGTCCCGTGGGATCCACACCACGATCTGGCTCCCAGTGCGCGCGCCAGGGTCCATGCCGCGGAAGTAGTCGCTGAGTACGTCGTTGGTGGCCCAGGCCCGCCGCACCACACCCACGCCGGCCACCGGGGACGACCGGTAGGTGCGGGTGTCCGGATCGAACGCCCCGCCGAAGTACGCGCAGATCCCGTCGAGAACCGACTGGATGCTCATCGCACCCTGCCGTAGGAGGCCAGCGTGCGCGCCGCGGCAGCGACCAGCCCGGTCCCGTCCCGCGGATCGTTCCTGCGGGTGTCGCTGCCGAGCGCGGTGTTGGGGAACTCGTCCTCTGCCGTGGAGTCGGGCCGCATCAGGGTCGCCATCGCGTACTGCACGACCGCCATACGCACCTCAGCAGGCAGGCCAGAGAGGTCATGGCCGGCCGCGTGAGCGTTGAGCGTGGGCGAAGCCAGAGCCACCGCAGTCGCCACCGGAGGCAGCGTCGGGTCCGGGGCCACCCAGTCCGCTGCGATGGTGATGGTTTCCTCGGCGCCGGGCTCCCAGATGCGGTAGCGCTCGCCAGGCAGGAACCCGGTGGGGTCGGCAACCGTGAGCGAGGTGGCACCCGCTGTGGAGGTGCCGGTCAGGACGGTCGCGGCGAACCCTGCCACCACCACGGCCCGCACGAACACCTCGCCGGACAGCGGCAGGCCGAACTGCAGCGAACCGGACCAGGCGATGCTCGCCCCGCCGAGGGGTACAACGATGTTGGCGTCGTTCTCCACCCACGCCCCGGCCCCGGACACGGTGGTCATCGCCGTCGGGGTCTGCCCGTAGCTCACACTCACTACACTGGCCACGGGTGCGTGGTCCGAGTGGAACTTCAGGTTGCCGACCCGGTCCACGGTGGCCCGGCACCGCACCGTCCGCACATGCGCGCCCAACGGCTGGTTGCATTCGTTATCGGCCCACTCCGACGCCTCCAGTAGCAGCGTGGTGAGGGCTGCGGTCTGGTCGGCGGGGTCCGGATCAGCAACGCGCAGCCCGTCGGTGTCGAGGTAGGTAGGGTGCGCACGGAACGCAGCCGCCGACACGTAGGGCGTGAACAGCACGACCGGTCACCCCCTCGTCATTGCGGTCAGGACTGCTTGCGGACCCACGTGCCGTGCTCGCAACCCTGCGAGAAGGCCCCCTCGGTCCATCCGTTCGGGAAGCATTCGACACACGGCTGCTCGACGTCCTGCAGGTCGCTCTTCTCCGGCGCCTTCGGCTTATCGACGGGCGGCTCGTCCCGGTTCTCCGGCGGCGGGGTGGCGCCGCCGGGGTCCGCCGGCGGCGTGTCGACGGGTGCGGCCGGCGCCGGCGCCGGGGCCGGGACCGTGGTCTGCTCGGGGTCCTCGGGCTTGGCTTCTGCGCGCTTACGCGGGGGCATAGCTACTCCTTCTCGCAGGTCCCACCGCAGCGGGAGCAGGTCTTGACGTAGGAGGCGAACCCGCACGCGCAGCGGTATCCGCCGCGGGCCGGCCGGCCGCCGAGGTTCGCGGGGAACGCCCCGTACTGGCGCAGCGCCTTCTCGTGCTGCGGGTTGTCCACGGTGACCGTGCCGTCCCGGCCCGCGGTGTACGAGGTGGTGGTGCCGGTCTGGGCGCCCTGGATGTCGATGCCGCGGACGGCGCCGTCGGGCAGGCACAGGCGTGTCACAGCAGCCTCCGAGGGTGGTGAGGGTGTGGCCGCGCGGCCCCGCACCCTCGGGCGGGGCCGTGCGGAGATGGATCAGACCTTCTTGATGCCTGTGATGGCGCCGTTCCAGGCGGGGGCGTAGCAAACGAACGTGCCGAACCAGTAGCTGCTCGACTCGAAGGCGAACTGGTTGACGGGCCAGTCGATGCCCATCAGGTCCTGCACGTTCCAGACCGCCCACACGTCGGAGATCTGGGAGTCGGGGATCGGCAGCGAGTCCGACAGGATCACGCTGTTGCCCTGCGGCATCCACGGGTGGACCTCGACGGACACGGCCTTGCCGGTGACCTCGTTGACGAGGGTGTTGACGACGTCGCCGAGGGTCACGCCGGTGAGCTGGTCCTGGGTGATCGTCATCCGGTAGTTCGACGACGAGTTCGTCTTCAGTGCGTCGGAGAGCTGCTTGCGGTCCGCGCCGTTCAGCAGCGTCCGGTCCGGGTCGGCCTTCACCGCGTCGTAGAGGGCGACGAACGCCGCCTGCCACTCCGAGCCCGGGTTCGACGTCGAGAGAGCCGCGTTGAGGCGGTTGACGTACCCGGAGTTCGGTCCCGTGCAGATCGGGAGGATGCCGTCGTAGCTCGTGGCCGAAGCTGAGGTGTCCGCAGTCACCGCCGAAGCGGCAACGCCGGACGTCGGTAGGGCCCCCTGGAGGGTGAAGGTGTTGGTGCCGGATCGGCCCGCGTACCAGCGGGCGGAGTCGCCCGGGTCGCTGCTGCCGGTGGACACGTACACCCGCATGCCGGTGGCGCCGGCGGGAAGAGTGACGGTGACATCGACCACCTGCGAGGAGGGGGCGACGTTCGCCGCGGACGACAGGACGGACTGGCCGAAGTCACCGGCGTCCGAGGTGACCTTCACGTAGATGTTCGTCGACACACCCGATAGGGCGGTCTCGCCTGCGGCGGCGGACCGGGCGGTGAGCGTCAGGCCGGTCGGTGCGGACAGGGCGCCGAGGTAGCCCGAGGCGGTGCCGCGGTCCATGAGCAGCATGCGCTCCTCGATCAGCATGCTGGAGTACGTGAGGCTGGTCCGGGACAGCTGCCGGACGTCCTGGTAGCCCTGCCCCGCGTACTGAGCGGACCAGGTCACCTGGTCGCTGACGCTGAACTGCAGGTAGGGCACGACCTGGTCGTCGCCGGCGTAGCTGATCTTCGGGCCGCGGGCGTAGTACAGGCTGTTGCTGGCCCCGCTGGGCGCGAAGTTCGTCTGCGTCGAGTCGGTGATGCCCGGGTGGATGTTGCCGACGCCGCCGGTGCCGGTACCGGTGAACCCGGTGATCCGCTTGAACCGGTGGGACAGGCCGACACCGCGTCGGCGGGGAATGCGGTTCCGCAGCGGCGTCGGCCGCGGGGTGAGCATCTTCGCCGGGGCCTCGAGGTCGAACGCCACCAGGCCCGTGGACACCGGGGAGCTCGTAGAGATGTCCTTCACGAGGTCCGGCTGCTGGGCCTGCAGTTCCTGCAGGGCGCCGGTTACTGATGCCAGGGCTTCCGGGGAGAGGGCCTTGGCCACGTCGGGCGCCTCCAGCGCCTTCGTGATGTGGCCCATCGCCGTGGTCGGCTGCTGGGCGAAGGAGATGCCGCGACCCTCGCTGAACGCCTGCACGACATCGGCGACACCGATGGTGCGGGTCGGGAGGCCGGAGACCGCGTCCATGAGGTCGTCGAACCGGCGGGAGACCTCGGCCTTGGACAGGACCGGGGCTTCCGGGGAGTCGCCGAAGAGGACTTCGGCCTTGGGCAGAGCCATCACTGGCCCCTTTCATGACGAAAGCCCCCAAGGGCGGGGGCTGGAAGACGAGTGGGGAAGACGGGGCTCAGGCGTCGGCCTTGGCGAGCAGCGCCTGGGCGCGCTCCTTGTAGCCGTCGCGGAGGTCGCGGTCGGACGTGGCGTCGGCCTTGGCGAGGAGTTCGCTGGCCTGACGCCGGAGTACGGCCGCGTCGTTGTCGCGCGCCTGCGCCTGCTGTGCTGCGGTGCGAGTGAGCGCGGGTCCGCCCGGGGTGGGCATGGCCCGGAACTCCTCGATGGCAGCGTTCGCCTTCGCCAGATCCGCTTCCAGCGCCTTCGTGCGCTCTTCGGCCGCGGTGGTGGCCTCTGCGACTGCCGCCTTGACGAGTTCGGCCACATCGGCCTTCGTCACTGCGGTGGAAGGCGACTCGCTGGCTGCGGGCTCGCCTTCCGGGGTAGTTCCTTCGGGGCCCGCCGGCTCGCCCTGGGCGGGCTGCTCGGGAGTCCCCGGAGTCTGGGGGGCGGGCTCGACGGCCGGCGCGGCCGGTTCCGCCGTGGGCTCGCCCGGAGTCTCCGCCTTGGTGATGTCGGGGTTGTCGGAGAAGCCCATGTCTGCGGCGACGTCGCTGCCGTTCTGCTCGGCTTCTTCACGCCGCTTGAACCACGTCAGGGAGCGGACGGCGTCGAGGAGCAGGCTGATGTCGCAGGCCTCGTTGAGGTTGCCCATCGCGAGGGACTCGGCCTCGGCGATGATGAGCTTCGCGATGACGGCAATGGCCTGCTCGGCGTTGGCGATGTCCTGCGTCTCGTCCGGGGTGTCGTCGGCCTTGGTGAGCGCCGGGGCGAGGGCCCGCACGTCGCGCAGGATCTGCTCGGCCTTCGCGACGGTCGCCTCGTCGGCCTTGGTGGCGTCCTTGAGGGAGCCGTCGCTGTTCCAGTTCTCGGGCACCAGGCCCTCCAATCCCAGGGCCTTGGCCCGCTTGATGACGTGGGCACGGATCTTGTCGTGGTCGGTGCCGCCGCGCCCCACAGCCTTGATGGCTTTCCGCAGGTCCGCCTTGGTGCTGATCGGGTACGAGCCGTCCGGCATTGCGGCGCCGGAGGCGGCGGCCTTCTTCCGGCCGGCCGCAGACAGGTCTGCCTTGCTGATGGCCGCGACGAGGTCAGTCTCGGCGAGCACCGATCCCTGAACGGTCACGTTGACCACGACCGGCAACTCGTTCCCAGCGGCGTCACTCTTCGCCGCCTCGGCGTGCACCGTGGCACCACCGGCCGCGAGGGACGCCAGGGCCTCCTTCACGGGGGCGGCGAGCCGGTCGTACAGCTCCTGCGGTAGTCCGAAGGCCTCGGCGTCGGTCTTCTCGACGACCTCCGCCCCGTCCACTACCGAGAGGCTTCCGGTTCCGTCCGCCTTCGCGATCTCAAACAGGGTGCCTGGGTTGCAGGGCCTGTCGACCACGCTGATTTCGCAGATCGTCCCGCCGACGATCTCGCCGCCGGGTGCGTCCGCTTTCCCAAGTGTGATCTTGGGTGCCTTG